TGGGTATCCACCCAGTGCGTAACTGTTAAGCGATAGAAAGTTCATTAGCTAAGTGTTACTGAGATGCCAGCATCAGCCACGCTCATTACATCGTCTGCACTCAGAGTTTTTGAAGCATCTAATGGCGTGTGGTATAACAAATTGCCTACTGTGGCAGCATCATAGATGCCAATATGAGTGATCGTCACGTTAGCACCAACAACGGCAGGGAACGTAATAACACCACTAGACGAAACTGACCCGTTGGTTATGGTTCCAAACGTCATGGTTTGACGTGCGTAATTAGTCCACGAACACTCAACTCCTGATCCACTGTCGGTGGGATCGGTGCTAAATAGTGCTAAATAGGGAGTGGCTACATTGTAGGCTGTGCCAGCTTTTAGTGTGATTTCTAAAAATTTGGATTCTAGGTGGTTTGACAGTTCGCTCATGGTCTTATTCCTTAATTAATTAAATTTGTATTACTTAATTCGATTGATCGCTTATGCTGATCTGTTACAACTTCATTTCTAAACGATTCTAAAGCCTGTGTTTGACCTCGATTAGTTTGGGCGTTTTCAATTAACAGAATAGGCTGCCAACTCATAGCACACTTCCATTGATCGATAATTTCTTCTGATTGCGGGTCTTTGCCTTTTATATTCGTATACCAAGCGCACCGCTCAATTGCCCCATCTACAGCTTTCTCGCATGTATGCCCTAATGGGCAGGTCAAGACTATTTTCATGGCTAATCCTTAGAGCAGATGATTACATCAACGTAATGAGGGGTAATTGTAGTGCTTGTTACTGCGCCGCCTAGCCCGTGATTATGACCTAATGTAGCGCCTCCACTGCCACCAGTTGCACCAGATGATTTATTGGAAACTCCTATAGGTCTATTGTATATAGTTCCACTACTTCTGAACTGGCCAAGGTCTGCCGTAGTCATTGTGTGAGTATGGCTTGGGATTTGTGTTAGTAGTAATGAATGATTAGATACTGAAAAACTATCCGCATGGCTATGAGTAAACGCGCTGCTGAATGCAGTAGAACCCCCTGAACCACCACCCGTTCCACTAACTACCCTTAGCGCTTTGTCGTTGTGAGTTGTTATTTTAGTCCACCCTGTCGGTGCTGAGGCTTGATAAAAAACCAACTTAACCCCTGACGCAAAGCCTGTGCCTTGCGCGAAAGCTGTTGTCGCTATTTGAGTGGTATTTGTTCCGCTTGCGGCTGTCGGTGCGCTTGGTGTACCTGTTAAACTTGGGCTAGCGAGCTTGGCTAATCCTAAATTTGTAGTATCTAAGTTTCCTATTTCAATCCACGCATTATTAGCGCCATTACGCTGCTTTAACTTGCTATTGGTTGTGTCTGCCCACCATTGATATGAGTACGTTGTTGTAGGCGCAGTCGCCCCACTGTTTTGGCTAACAATCGCATCCAAGACATTATTAGAGTCTGTCCTGTAAGCCGCACCTGATCCGTTGGCTAAATTATAATCATGCTGTGCCATTACGCTGCCTCTTTTCCGTAGCCGACTGCCTGCCAATTTATTGACCTGACAATTCCGACATCTGATGAATTAAAACATTGAACTGTGAAACCGGTTCGTAGCTTGCTAGTGAGTCTGTAATAGTCTCCGCTGTTTGAGTCGTTCATGGTTATACCGACCACAGGAACAGCTTTAAAACCACTACCAAAAGACACCGCAGTACCACTTGATGAGAGAGATAAATCATTCGCTTTCTCAAATCTATCTGGCATATCAACAGTTACCGTTAACTCGGTTATACTTATCTGGAATGTTGAATCACTATTAGTAACAACAACCCTAAACTCGTATCCTCTTGCGTGATAATCGCCCACTAAGAAAGGCGACCAATCCATCCACGTTGGCGAACTTGCGGGGTTATCAGAAGTTGTCCTTAGCTGCAATTCTGCGGATATTGCATCACTAGACTCACCGTCAAAGTTCTGCCAAGTGTCTATGTTATTGGTTCTGTTATCCACTAGATCAGTCGCTACAGATACAGATGATTTAAGGTTGGCAGTTAGACGGCTAGTGTATGTCTCGCCTAGATCAATCGAGTTTGCAAAAACATAAGTGCCTGAGCTTTCGACCACGGGTGAACCATCTAAAACCAATACGCCATTAACCACTGACATATCAGTCTTTGTGCCTGCATATGTAGAATGTTCTGAGACCGTTGCCACCGCGTTAAAGTCTAAAATATTAGGAACTGTTGTGACCGCAAACTTAGCATTAGTGCTGAATCGACCCCCTTCGTCCACGGCCTTTGCCATGTAAGTTCCTGCTAAAAGAGGTAATACGGTATACGTCTGCGCTCCTGCGATTGCTTCGCCTATATCTTGCCCATCTTCCCAGCTTGCATTGTTAACTAATGGGGTGTGGCGAATCCGAATATAACCGCCATTAATTACGTCAAGATCAGTTACTCTAGACCATGAAATATGCGCTTGATCACCCAAAGCCCTAATTGAAAAGTTATTAATATCACTTGGAACAGCGGTTAAGCCTGATATGGTTTTATTATTGAGATAGGCCCATGATGACTGAATGCCCATTGAGTTAATTGATCTAACTCTAAAATCATAAAGTTCAGCGGGTATATCATCAATTCGCGCCTCTAGTGCGCTTGTAGTGGTGATGAATGTATAGTTTGTGGCGCTGCTTAATTTATAGCCTGCTTCGTATTTCGAAACGAAAGCATCACTAGGCGCTGACCATATTAACGTGGCTCTTGTTTGAGTGCCTTTTGAGTTTACGGTTGTGTATAACTCTTCTAATACATCTGTCGGTGTTGGTGGGAGAACATTAAATGGATCAGGCAGATTAGTATTTGGGCTTGTGGGTTCTTCCGTCTTACTTCCCCACGGGTAGATGTTATCTTCATGCTGAATACACTCTAGCTGGACGGTACAATCTGGATTAAGTGTTACACCCATCACCCTAAAGTCTTTAGCAACCCAACCAAAGCCGCCATGACTTATTGAAATCACATCACCAACCGCGCAAGTCATACCCTCACTCGAAACAACAATACCCACTTTTAACGCGGCTCGGCTTCGTTTAACTACTAGCTCTGCAACGTCTTCTGCTGTGTATGGGTTGGTGACTGTAGCAAGATCAATACGGCCTACAAGCTCAGTGCTGTTATCTTCTGCAAGATAGTCTGAGTGATCACTTGAACCCGTTTTGGGCCATTCAATGTTATCGGCATTCCAGTTTTTTTCAGGGTTTGAAAAAGTGGCTATAACCCTATTATACTTCTCTGATTTGCGTGAAGATTCTAGAGAAACAGACCCTAGTAAATGATCTTCGGTAAAGTGGAAAACGCTATTCCCTACCTTTTGACCTTCAATCACAAGCCCGTATTGCCCTTCGCTAAACGGCATAAGCGCGCGCATACCAGAAAGTAATATTCGGGTGTTTGTCATTAGGCTGCGCGAGGTATTAATAACCGCATTACATTCAAACAGCTTTATATCTGAGCCGCCTGCATAGGGCGTTACAAGTTGGTTACATGCGGTAGCCGCTGCGATCACTGACGCATCATCTATGGCGCTAGCTGGTAAGCCCTTGCCGTAACGAGTGTTAGTCATGTAATCACGCCAGCAAAGCGCAGGGTTTGTTGAGTATGCTGTAGCGCCTGTGTCTGGATTATAGACCGTCTTTCCGCTTACTAAAAACGTCACTCTAGGCGCTGAACCAAACACGTCTTGGTTCCATTTAAAGCGGCACATCACGTAAGCTAAACCGCTCAACTTATGCGCGGCAGTCCAATCAACATTAGCGGCAACTAACGTGGTGTCAGCGGCTTGACCATCTGAACCTAGATGAGTATTAAATAAAGTTAGCCCGTTAAATTTGGCATCACTTGCTGGAATATCATTGATGTAAACATCTGTGATTGCTGAAACCTGACCTTCTGCAACAATCACGACCATGTAAAGATATTCATTATCAGTGCCGGAACTCGCCTTAAAAACGATAGTCCCGCCTACGCGCCTTTGACCATAGATGATAGGAACAGAAGCATTTGAGCTAGCTTTGTTCAGTAAAACACCACCATGACGTTCATCAGCAGCTTGATCCGCGTTTACTTCATCAGATAGAACCTCGGATATAACCCAAGTTAAAGCGGTGTTAATTAGAAATGCGACTGGGTTAAAAGTGGCAATCGCACCTGTTATCATTGATAACAAACCGCTAAAGAATCCCATTATGCGCGGCCCCATTTCAGATCATTAGTGATTAATCCGCTGAACGCCATGCCAGAATCCGAACTAAAAAACATGCGCTGGCTGTTGTCGTTCGTCTTCCTTCCTGCCTTGGATTCCCAATCGGCCCAATGACTAGCAATGGTTAATACTAACTCGCTGCTATCTCCGTCCTCTTGAATATTAAACCCAGTTAACCGACCATCGTAGACAGTGATCGGGTTGCCAATAACACTACCATCAGCGTCAATGGCTACGCGGGAAAGAACCACTCTTCTATCTGTGGTTTCTGTTGTTAAAAATAGGGAGATATTTGACTGCATAACGCCAGACAAATTGAGGCTTATACTACCCACGCGCACATCTGAGGTTTCACTAATTGCCGCCATGCTTAATAAGTGACCGCCTGCCTCATAGGTGATACCACCATATGTAATGCTGTTGCTGTAGTCAGACAGATATATTTGCTGCGCTAAGTCAATCATCAGTAGATGAGCAGTCCTAAAACTAGGCTTTGCAAACTCTGCTATAACATCAGCATGAATAACGCGACTCATTAAAGCACCTCAACAAAGTCAACGTCATAGCGATAAAACGCGCTCATGCCTAATTGCCAAGATTGAGTATCATTAACAAGACGCACAGTAAATGGGACTTCTGAGTATATTAATGTGTCTGTCGATGCAACGGCCTCAACTAAAGATGGTGTGAAAGCAAGAGCGCCAGCACCTGATCGATCAGCAGTGACCATATAGACCTTAGAATGACCCGAGAACTTAACGAAGTCGCCCGTCTTAATAACCCCTGTGAGGGCCGCTACCGTAACCGAGCCTAAGCCCTTAGCGGTTGCAGAACACGTTACTGTGCCGCTTGCTGTGCCGCTTGTGGTGGACTCTATCGGTAGTACGACAGTAAAGATTCCATGCTGCCCTTCTTGCTTTACTACAAAGGCTCTAATAGGGTTAAAATCAACCGCTTTCATAGGTGGGTAGGTCGCAGTAAAAGACCAATATTGACCCGCTACTTTTCGGGTCTGTACGCGGCCACTGAGTGACGTGCTTTTTAAAGTGGGGTTATTGCTCGTTGGTGACAGGCTGTTAAAGACTGGGCTTGTTGGATAACTCATGCCATTGCCCTCTGGCCGCGATCATTCATGGCGTTGTTGATCATGCCAATAATCTGCCCTCTGCGCTGCTGTAATAACTGATCAAAGCCTCTAGTGTCATTAGCATTGATATTGAATGTGATGTTACTACCGCCTAATTGATCGTTAGGTATTACGGTTGCAGCTTGGTTTGGAACGATTAACTCAGGCCCACGCTCTCCCACAATGTAAGGGTTTCCGTTGCCTGATATTGGGCCACCCTTCTCGCGGAATTGGGTTGATCTTAATGATTGGACTGTTGCCACGCCTTGAGCTAACGCTACGGCTGCTAGGCCAAAGTTTAGCGGTGGTGGTGCTGATGCCATTGCGGTTGAAACGGCTTTGTAGGTGTCGATTAGAGCGTCTTTAATGGCAAAGGTTTTATGTAGATCAAAAGCCCACTTGTATTGACCACTTAATGCGCTGACAGTCTTTTTGCCTGATTCTTGAAGGGTGTCAACATCTCCAGCCGCAGCCGCTTTCTTCATTGCGCTTTGTTTTGCTAACCATTGATGAGTCTGCTCAAGCATTTTGTTTTGATGCCTTGCCGCATAACCTAAAGCTATTTCTTCTGCGCTGGCTTGCTGGCTTAACATTAAAGTGTCATGCGCCATTTGCTTGCCAAGGTACATGGCTTGGTGGCTATCTTGCAAATCCATTATTTGAGATTGAGTCATAGCTGTTAAATCAACCAAAGAAGTGTCTGCTGTTGAAACATCTTTAGTAACATTGCTAACTTTAACCTCTGCTAACTTAGCTAAA